GAGAGCTGGTGCCGCCTCTTCATAAATTGCCTGATATTCTTCGTCTGTCACGTACACGTCACGGGCTTTTAAAGAGAACTTGCGTACTCCTTTGCACGGATTTCCTTTCACATACCCTCGTTCATATCCCCATGAGAAAACTCGCGACATCCCGCCGAGTTCCTGGTTTGCCTGGTTAATACTGCGTTGGCCCCGTTTATCCATATAGATCCTGACCATCTCAATTTTTATGTCATCTGCTCGCATATTCCCGAACACTGGGACCAGGTTTTTTTCATATGACCTGTAATCAGTCTGTGTCCGCGGAGCCAGTTCAGCAAAAGCTGGGCTGCTGGTGAATAACTTCCATAATTTAGAAAATGTCATTACGTCTGAACGCTTGGCTTTTTCTTCCTCATAGCGCGCCCATAGCCGGGACATACTTGTCCCGGTAATAGGTGCAAGAGTTACGCTTTGTTTTGTTCCTTTTGGCTTCCACACATAGCTATAACGGTTTTTAGTTACGCGTGGCGGGAGGTGCTTGTCTTTAGGATCTTTTCTTGGTCTGCCCATTGATTGCGTCGTAATTTGGCTCAAGTGCAACATATTCATCGACCTTAGGTAATTCAGAAACTCCGGGATCAATACTTCTGCGCAATACAATTGGGCGGTTCCGCCCATCAGTGGTGAACGGTATGCCGTGACACCGCAGTTGTCGCTGCTGGTGGGTGTAGCGCTGATAGCCAGTAATTTCTGCAATTTCCTGAGGAGACAGTGTAAGTTCGTGCATAGCTCATCTCTCTGATGGCCTGCCTGTAAAAACATACCAGGCAGGATCCATAAATTGTGAAATTAGAAAATCAATTTGCGGTCAGACGTTGCCAGATTGCTGATACGTATTTGACCTGATGCCGGGCATCAGAAAGTGCATTGTGCATGTCACCTTCAAACGGGATGTCGAAGCGCGGATTTATACCGACAGATTTACCCAGTTCGACCATGGTCCTTACGTCCCTGTCATTCCAGAACGGAACAGCGAAGGGGGTATCTGTTAACGCGTATGCGCGGCGAAGAATGACGTTATCAAACGAGCGACCATTACCCCATAACTGAACTGTGTGGCTTCCGTTAGCAGCGTTTTCAGCAATAAAGTCAGCCAGGAGTTCGAGGGTCTCAAGCAACCCCATGGCTTCATCAACAAGAATGGCAGAGCGGGCTTCAGATGATTGTTTCAACCACCACTGAATCGTCGACGCATCCGGTTTCATGCCAAACGACATCGATGACTCCAGACTGACAACCTGGTAAAACTCGGCACCAGTGTTACCAGTTGAAGGATCAAAAAATACTGCGCCAATAGAGACTATTGGGGCATCAGGACTGTTGCCCATAGTTTCCATATCAACCATCAGGTGAGTATAAAAAGCGTTCAGGGGATCCGTATCAATATGGTGAACGGGTTCATTATTCAGAGAAGCTGACGCGTCACCAGTTGCATCAGCGCTTTTAACTGGCAAAACTGCTGTTTCGCTCTGAGACACTTCAGGATTAGCTTTGATTTCGTTGTTGTTAGTTTCTTCCATCTGCACATTGCTGGTGGCTTCCTCTGTATTGGTATTATGTAACTTATTCTCGACGGCGCGCTGGCGTACCTGGTCTACGACAGAAAGTGCGTGTGCTGGCTGGTTACCCATCAGGCCATCGATGGAGAACACGCCGTTGCCCATGTTAGCGATTTCTGGTTGTTCGACTCCTGCCTTCTGTTCAGCTGTGACTTTCTCGTTAACCTCGTTTTCCCAGCTTTTTTCTGGCACATGACCAGCCGCCAGCAGGGTTTCCTGGCATGGTGTTTCATGGTTGCTTTCTGTCAGGTTTGCGTTGATATAGGCCTGCAGCCGACCAGGAAATTTAACCAGTTCGGATGATGTACCGCGGATAAGCGCAAAGATAGCGGCTCGCGAATAGTCCAGAATGCCAGCGCTTTTTCGCAGTGCTTCCGACCATTCCTTAAAAGGACTCTCTTTTTTGGTGACGATCTCTTTTGCCCGGCGGTAGACCCCACCCGGGATGTCGTAGATATTGAAATCCATTGGAAGAGTGGCCAGCGCAATCTCAACGTCGAGCGTATCCAGTGTATGAGCATAATCGGTATTGCGATCAGTCTTATTGCCACCACCAGCGTTCGTTCCAGTATCAGTGCGCTGAATCTGCGACACACGATTTCCCTTACACCACTCTTTAACCAGCAATCCGCGGTCAATGTGTTCAGTACTGAACCAGGCCTTAAAAAACTGAATTACGGTAGACAGATCCACTCGTTTACCATCAACCGGGAAAATAGTTTTTAGCGCGCTGACAATTTTCCAGATATCGATCTCTGGCGCTTTCCTGAATGGTTCTACATTCTCGGCGGCAAGCAGCAGGTTCTGCACATAGCTGTTATCCACATCCAGCTCAAGTTCCTGAATGGTTTTCTTCTGTTCAGTATCAATATGGTAAGCATATTCATCAGAAATAAACTGAGCCAAAAGGCGCTGGCGTAGCGGGAGAGTCGCAACGGTAATGAGTTCTGGCGTTACAGGTGGAACGGTGGGCTCATCACCCACAATTCGTGCTTTCTTATCGATAACCCACTCCTGCACGGTTTGAGTCCGCGCTTTCGGTTCCGCAATCCATTCGGTAATAAATTCCTCAAATGAAGCAATGTTATAGACCTGCTCACGGTCGAAGACTTCTTTTATTGCGTTTGCCAGGTTCCACTCGACATGAGCAGAAAGCTCTTTCGCCGCTGGCACATTTGCAACGGCCAGTAACAGGTTTTGTATATAGAGATCATTTTCGTCCAGTTCCATTTGTCCGATCTGGACGTGCCGCGCTTCACTGATTTCCTTCTCTTCACCGTCATTTAACAGGTGCGCAATCAGCCGCTGAGACAGGCGCAGGCGAGATATGGGGCGGAGCAATGCTGGCGCATCGCTGGTGGGTACATTGGCACTGGAGGTTTCAGGTTTTTGCTGGCTGGAAGCCTCCAGATTTTCATTATCCTGCTTCTGTTTCAGTTGCCACGTTTGCTGGTCTTCTGCCAGTTCGTAACGATCGCACCATGTGTCATCAAGTGTGCTTTCCTCAGGAAGATCGTCAACAACAAACCAGTTGGTGCGGACAGGTAATTGATAGTCGGCGCCACGACCGACGGCAATATTGTTGTCTTCGAGAATATTGAGGATTTCGCGTTCTGCACGGGAATCTGATTTCGCAGAGAACCAGCAAAACAGGTTTTTTGCCTCAGTTGCTTTCGCTTTGGCTTTAATAAGATACGCATACGTTAACATTGCGTTCGGGCTCCATAGGATTGTAAGATACCCGGCAGCTGATGATCGCCGCCTAAGGTAGTGGTTATTGGTCAAAACTCGTTCCGGAAAGCTTTGGTCGGCTGACCGGGTACTTAACCCGCCAAGCGCGGGTTTTGTGCTTTATGGGGTAGGGGATTTTCCCTGCACCAGCTGTGCAACGGGGACCCACTCCAGAGCATTCAGTACGGGTTCAAATGAATCAGGCGTGTGAGTAACGGCGCGAACGACGTCAGCCACGCTGGGGTTTGCTTTGCTAAGGTGGTACCCGCCACCAGCGCCACGCTGGCTGGTGACGATTTCACTGCTGCGCAGCTTCGAGAAAATCTGCTCGAGGTAAGATACAGACAGCTTTGATTCCTTACTGATAGATGCGACGGAAACAGGGCTGCCGTTATAAACCCTGTTGAGGATGGCAACCACCTGAACAGATGCCACCACACGTTTCATTCCAAACTCCATAGTCACTTCCTTACTGATGCTGGCAACAGCCATTGGTCAAACTCGTTATGAACGAACTGAAGTCTGTTGGTCGGCAGACGGGTCGCCCTTCTGGGCGAGCATGTAGCAAATCAGTCGAATGATTACTTCAATACGGTTTAGATGTACGGCCTGACACCGCACTGGTTTACGTGCGAAATCGATCATGGATTTATCCTCTTGCTTTGCCCTTGTCGCCAGGCTGGCGGAACGTTGAACCTGCTGCGTGTTAATGCTTGTCATCTCATCCGGTGATTCGTATGCCGCCGGCAGCTACTTCGTGGGCGTCCTGCCTTGATGACGCTTTTCAAACTGTGTTTATATTTAAACCCCAAATGTGTTTAAAAGTCAACACGGCATGTGTTTAAGGTGGCGAGGATGATAACGATATGGGAAAAGGGAAGGTGAAAGGCATAAAAAAACCAGCCAAGTAGGCTGGTTAGATTGTTAAAAATTGTAGCTTAATCGTCAGTTGGCTTTAATCGTCCCCGAAGGTACTTCTCGACATACTCATCAATTTCTTTCAGCCGCAATTGAAAGGTATCGATCATTCTGTCTTGTTCAGACTCCGGCAACTGGTCAAAAAGAGTAATCAACTTACGATGTTTTGGCGTTAACCATGATTCGGCGTGATCATCACCAAACATCAGTTCAGCCGGGCTAATTCCGAGAGCTTTAGATATCGTTATAGCGTCGTCAACGCCCACATTGCGGCGACCCGCTTCATAGTTCCCGATGCGTGACTGAGCCCACCCACATAACTCTGCGAGTTTAGATTGCGACATATTTTTCTGTTCGCGTAGCTGCTTCAGTCTGGCGGCAATTGCAGTGTTTATATTCATTACTGATTTTTACCACGTTACGTGTTAACGCTCAAAGAACGTTTCGTCTTGACTATCTAACACATTATGTGTTTAATTCAGCTAAACACTAGATGTGAGGACAAGATGAACAACATCGCCAAAGAACGGCAAGCGCTCGGTTTAACTCAAGAGCAATTAGCCAAATTATTCGGGTGGCGTCAGTCAAGGCTCTCAAATTATGAGAACGGAACACGTCAGCCTGGCCTACCGGAATGCAGATTGATTGTGGAGAAGCTTAACGAGTTAGGGCGCACCTGCTCTCTTGATAGTGTATTTCCGCCACAAAGCGAGGTCTGAAAGATGCAATCAGTAGCTTATACCCATAATAAACCACGAGTAGCCGCTGCGGTGAAATCGCAAAATCAATTTAAACCCCAGCGACGCGACAGCATTCAGCACCGCGTCATATTGGCAGCCGTTCGTGAATGGGAATCGACATTACCAGGACAGGCACAGGAACGGATCGCTCAGCTGGTGGCTGAAGAGTGGGCCAAGGCAGATGGTCGTGGAATTGCTGTTAATAAACAGAATTTATTTCGATATCTGAAAAACGGAGGAGGGTCAGAAAAGTACACGGCTTACGTGATGCAGCTGTCAGGCTCAATCATCGCCGCTATGCCAGTTCAGATTGCCAGGAAGCACGGGTTAAGTAATGCGAGCACAGAGGCGGAGCTGGTGGCTAACGCTATCAAAGAATGCAGTGAGGCACACCAGGCGAAATTAATCGGTGCTCCGTTACAGAAGCTCGAGAAGGAGATTCGTGAAGCGGCAATCGCATTGTTCAACATGCTACCTGCTGACGCGGCGGGACCACTACTGGCGAGTATAAGCGCCGTAGCGCCGCAATTGTTTTAATCGAGTTTTGACCAATGACCATTATTACTGCAACTCGCGGGGTGAAGTATGCCTAATCCTTTGGCTAAGGCCATGCCTAAGAGTAAGGCTAGTAACGAGCCTTACCGTAAGGTGAAGATTACCATGTGGGATGATCCTAAGTTTCGAGCCTTATCACCACTCCCGCCAAGTGGGCAGAGTCTGTTTATTTACCTGCTTACTGGACCATTCACAGGGATTATTCCCGGGCTGTATAAGGCGGGAAGGGCGGCTATGGCCGAAGAATTAAACTGGGATGTCGAAGCCTTCGACTTAGCCTTAGGTGAAGCCATAGCGTTAGGTATGGTGGAAGCCGATCTTAAAGCCAGAGTTTTTTGGTTGCCTAATGCGGTGAAACATAACCCGCCAGCATCAGTAAACGTGATCAAATCCTGGGCAAGATCGTTTGAATTACTGCCTGAATGTTCACTGAAAGATAAAGCATATGAAGCTCTCAAAGCCGCCTGCTACGGGGTTTCTGACGCTATGGGGATGGCTTTTGATAAGGCTTTCGCCTTGCCTAAGGATAAGGCTAAGTCTTTGGCTAAACCTTTGCCATCAGGTATCCAGAAAGCAGTTAGCAGTAAACAGATCTTAAACCCCTCTCTTAACGCGGGTGCGATGAAAAATCTGAATGGGGATGAACTGCCATCCCCGGCCATGCCCCGATACCTGGACGGTGTTGATGAACCGATCGGGAAATTCAGCATGGCAGATAGCTGGCTTCCCTCCAGAGACTTCCGACAGCGCGCCGCATCGTGGGGTATCACCTTGCCTGAACCAGATTACCTTCTGACTGAACTCGCAGAATTCACCGCGTATTGGGAGTCGGAAGGGAAAGTTTTTACACAAATCCAGTGGGAACAAAAATTTGCCCGACATGTAGCCCGGGTGAGAACGCAGGTAAAACCAGAAACCGGAGGTAACAGTCATGTGGGAGCAGGATCAGAACCAACAGCATCCCGGGCAGTTCAGCAAATTCAGTCAGCACACGCAGTGTGGCGCCGCAGGAATGGACTTGATGGCGACGGAAACAGCCTGGCGACTGTGGCAGGTCATGGGGGAGGTGTATTCGAACCGATGGACCCAGAAGAACGGGGCGGAGCCTTCGCCTATCTGGATAGCCCAGATAGGTTCGATGACTGAACAGCAAATTAGGTTGGTCTGTCAGCAATGCATGGAGCGCTGCGCGATGGGAAATACATGGCCGCCTGACCTGGCTGAGTTTGTTTCTCTGGTTTCAGAGAGTGGGGCGAATCCATTCGGACTGAAATCGGAGCAGGTTATGACGGAATACCGGCGCTGGCGCAATGAGTCATATCGGTATTCAGGAAGCGATAAATATCCATGGCCTCAGCCCGTGCTGTATCACATCTGCATCGAAATGCGCAGAACGGGCGTAGAACGACAAATGACAGAGGGGGAGCTGAAACGACTGGCAGAAAAGTTACTCACGAAGTGGTCGAAGCATGTTGGTAATGGACTAAGTGTCCCACCAATTCGACGTCAACTGGAAGCGCCGCGCCATCCGGCAGGACCAACGCCAGCACAATTACTGATAGATGAATACAGGCGTCGAAAAGCGGCAGGATTAACAAATTGAATAATGAACAATCAGTAAATCTGATATTAAAACCACATAGCCATCATATTCGAATTTTCGAATGTGATGGTTGACGACACTCAACTATTGCAGGAAACTACGGAGAGAATTCAGGAGACTAAAATGGCTGAACTAACTTCTCTACAACTCTTCAAAAACCTTTCCGATGAAACTCGGCTGGGCATCGTGTTGCTGCTTAGAGAAATGGGAGAGCTATGCGTGTGCGATCTCTGTACGGCGCTGGATCAGTCGCAACCCAAGATCTCCCGTCATCTGGCAATGCTCCGGGAAAGTGGACTATTGCTGGATCGCAAGCAGGGCAAGTGGGTTCACTACCGCTTATCTCCGCATATTCCTTCATGGGCTGCTCAGGTAATTGAGCAGGCCTGGTTAAGCCAACAGGACGACGTACAGGCCATCGCCCGTAAGCTGGCATCTGCAAACTGCTCTGGTAGCGGTAAGGCTGTTTGCATCTAAAAAATTTGCCTGAACATATATGATTTTCCGAATGTGAGGTATTCAGAATGAAGACGTTAACGGTGTTTGACCCGGCAATGTGCTGCAGTACCGGCGTATGTGGCTCAGATGTCGATCAGGTTCTGGTTGATTTCTCTGCTGATGTGCAGTGGCTGAAAGGACGTGGCGTACAGGTTGAACGTTACAACCTGGCGCAGCAGCCCATGAGCTTTGTTCAGAATGAGAAAGCGAAAGCATTCCTCGAAGCATCTGGAGCAGAAGGGCTTCCGCTACTGCTGTTGGACGGTGAAACGGTGATGGCTGGGCGATACCCAAAACGCGCTGAGCTGGCTCGCTGGTTCGGTATTCCGCTGGAGAAGGTAGGGTTAGCTCCCACCAGCTGCTGTGGTGGTAATACTTCCTGTTGCTGAATATGTCAGGAGGACATATGAAATTCTTAGAGAACATCCCGCCTTACCTGTTTTTTACTGGCAAGGGAGGCGTAGGAAAAACGTCCATTTCCTGCGCGACGGCTATCCGCCTTGCCGAACAAGGTAAGCGGGTTTTGCTGGTCAGTACAGATCCGGCCTCCAATGTCGGCCAGGTATTCGATCAGGCTATCGGTAACACCATTCGCCCTGTGACAGCAGTTCATGGACTTTCCGCTCTGGAAATCGACCCGCAGGAAGCCGCCAAACAATACCGCTCCAGAATCGTTGATCCTATCAAAGGTCTTTTGCCTGATGACGTTGTTAACAGTATCAGCGAGCAGCTTTCAGGAGCCTGTACCACTGAGATTGCGGCGTTTGATGAGTTCACCGACTTATTGACAGACGCTTCCCTGCTGACCCGCTTCGATCATATCATTTTTGATACAGCGCCGACGGGCCACACGATTCGCCTTCTCCAGCTTCCCGGAGCCTGGAGTAGCTTCATTGAAAGTAATCCAGATGGTGCTTCCTGTCTTGGCCCAATGGCCGGGCTGGAAAAGCAGCGTGAGCAGTATGCTCATGCGGTAGAGGCGTTATCCGATCCTGAACGTACCCGCCTGGTTCTGGTTGCGCGACTGCAAAAATCTACGCTGCAGGAAGTCGCCCGCACCCATGAAGAACTCGCCGCAATTGGCCTGAAAAACCAATACCTGGTGATTAATGGTGTGCTGCCTAAAGCCGAAGCTGAACATGACTCCCTGGCCGCTGCGATATGGCAACGTGAGCAGGAGGCACTGGCAAATCTTCCTGCCGGTTTATCTGAGCTACCGACAGATACCCTATTACTACAGCCAGTCAATATGGTTGGTGTTTCAGCCTTGAAGGGACTGCTGGATACCGGTTCTGAGGCATTACCGCTCCCGGTAACGAACATCCAGTACACGCCTGAAAACTTATCGCTCTCTGGCCTGGTCGATGATATCGCTCGCAGTGAGCACGGCCTGATTATGTTGATGGGCAAAGGTGGCGTAGGTAAAACCACGATGGCAGCGGCTATCGCCGTCAGGCTGGCAGACATGGGATTTGACGTGCATCTCACGACCTCTGATCCTGCTGCGCACCTGAGTACAACGCTGAACGGCAGCCTCAAAAACCTTCAGGTCAGCCGCATCAACCCTCACGATGAAACCGAACGCTATCGCCAGCATGTTCTTGAGACGAAGGGAAGAGATCTGGACGAAGCAGGGAAACGGCTACTGGAAGAGGATTTGCGCTCTCCCTGTACTGAAGAAATTGCCGTGTTTCAGGCCTTTTCCAGGGTGATTCGTGAAGCGGGTAAACGGTTTGTTGTCATGGATACCGCCCCTACCGGACACACGCTGTTGCTGCTGGATGCGACCGGGGCTTACCACCGAGAGATTGCCAAAAAAATGGGGAGTAAAGGTCATTTTACTACCCCAATGATGCAGCTTCAGGATCCGGATAGAACCAAAGTTCTGCTTGTTACGCTTCCTGAAACCACACCGGTTCTGGAAGCGGCAAACCTGCAGGCTGACCTTGAAAGAGCGGGGATTCATCCGTGGGGCTGGATTATCAATAACAGCCTTTCCATTGCGGATACGCGTTCTCCGTTGCTTTGCCAGCGCGCCCGGCAGGAACGGCCTCAGATTGAGGCTGTTAAGAATCAGCACGCTGAGCGTATAGCGCTTGTTCCGGTGCTGGCGTCAGAGCCCGCCGGTATTGAAAAGCTCAGAGAGTTGATGAGTTAATTTTTTGGCATATACAGGGCGGCAAAGTCGCCCTGTCAGGAGGTTTTATGTTACTGGCAGGCGCTATTTTTGTCCTGACCATTGTTTTGGTTATCTGGCAACCGAAGGGATTAGGGATCGGCTGGAGTGCAATGCTGGGCGCGGGACTGGCTCTGATATCAGGCGTTGTGCATGTGGGCGATATTCCGGTGGTGTGGAATATCGTCTGGAACGCGACGGCGACCTTTATTGCCGTAATTATTATCAGCCTGCTGCTTGATGAGTCCGGTTTTTTCGAATGGGCAGCGCTGCACGTTTCCCGCTGGGGTAATGGTCGTGGACGTTTGCTCTTTACGTATATCGTCCTGCTCGGTGCGGCGGTGGCGGCACTGTTTGCCAACGATGGTGCGGCACTTATTCTGACGCCGATAGTCATTGCCATGCTGCTGGCATTAGGGTTCAGCAAAGGCACCACGCTGGCATTCGTCATGGCTGCCGGTTTTATTGCCGATACGGCCAGCCTGCCGCTTATCGTGTCGAACCTGGTGAATATAGTCTCGGCGGACTTCTTTGGACTGGGCTTCACTGAGTATGCGTCGGTAATGGTGCCGGTGGATATTGCCGCTATTATCGCCACGCTGGTGATGCTGCATCTGTTCTTCCGCAAAGATATTCCACCGACTTACGACCTGGCTCTCCTGAAAGCACCGGCAAAGGCGATTAAAGATCTGGCAACCTTCAGAACCGGCTGGATAGTTTTAATTCTTCTGCTGGTTGGGTTCTTTGTCCTCGAGCCGCTCGGTATTCCCGTTAGCGCAATTGCGGCTGTTGGAGCTGTGATCCTGTTTGCAGTAGCTAAACGAGGCCATGCCATTAACACCGGCAAAGTGCTGCGCGGTGCGCCATGGCAGATTGTCATCTTCTCATTGGGGATGTACTTGGTGGTCTACGGTCTGCGCAACGCCGGGCTAACCGAATACCTTTCAGGTGTGCTGAACGTACTGGCGGATAAAGGACTCTGGGCTGCGACGCTGGGTACTGGCTTCCTGACGGCTTTCCTGTCTTCCATCATGAACAACATGCCTACCGTGCTGGTTGGCGCTCTTTCTATCGATGGAAGCACTGCAACTGGCGTTATTAAAGAGGCAATGATCTACGCCAACGTGATTGGCTGCGATCTGGGCCCGAAAATTACACCTATTGGTAGCCTGGCAACGCTGCTCTGGCTGCACGTCCTTTCACAGAAGAATATGACCATCACCTGGGGATACTATTTCCGCACCGGGATCGTCATGACTCTGCCTGTGCTGTTTGTAACGCTGGCCGCGCTGGCGCTACGTCTCTCTTTCACTTTGTAATGAGATACTGATATGAGCAACATCACCATTTATCACAACCCGGCCTGCGGTACGTCGCGTAACACGCTTGAGATGATCCGCAACAGTGGTAATGAGCCGACCGTTATTCATTACCTTGAAAATCCACCGTCTCGCGATGTACTGGTCAAACTTATTGCGGATATGGGGATTACAGTACGGGCGCTGCTGCGTAAAAATGTCGAGCCTTATGAAGAACTGGGGCTTGCCGAAGATAAGTTTACTGACGATCAGTTAATCGGCTATATGCTGCAGCATCCGATCCTGATTAACCGCCCGATTGTGGTGACTCCACTAGGTACTAAACTATGTCGTCCTTCCGAGGTGGTTCTGGATATCCTTCCAGATGCTCAGAAAGCAGCTTTCGCCAAGGAAGACGGTGAAAAAGTCGTTGATGATTCAGGTAAAAGACTGAAATAGCCTACAAAAGAGCCGCCTATAATTGGGTGGCTCCTTTATCAAATGAAAACAATGTAATGCTTCAATTTAATTCTTTAGGCTGTTGATGCAACATTCTTCGCGTAGAAAATCAATAATCGACTCTAACTTGTCATATTGAGAAACGCAGATTAAGGAGCGGCTTTCGCGATTTTGTTTAACCAATCCTACAGAAACTAGAGCGGAGATATGATGGCTCAGTGTTGAAGCAGGAATCGCAAGTTGTTTTTGTAGATCGCCTACAGGTAAACCTTGCTCACCGGCTTTAACAAGGTGTTTGAATATAAACAAACGTGTCGGATGGCCTAGCTCTTTCATAGCTTTGGCGACTTCTTCTAGCTGCATGGTGCCTTCCTCATTCAGTAATATTTCGATAATACCAGAAATATGTTGCTCTTACACATATAATTCGAATATTCTAGAAATGTGGTTTATTGGAGGTTTTATGAATAGCTTGATTTCTATGTTTACTAGCGCAGCAGAGATGTTCCTGTTTCTGGCTGTCGAGTTATCAGTCCTTTTTTTTCTGATTAGTGCAGGTGTTAGCCTTATCAGACAAAAGATACCCGACCATAAGATTCAAAAAATGTTAGGTGCGAAAAAGGGGAAAGGGTACATTCTTGCATCGTTGTTAGGAGCTGTAACACCGTTTTGCAGTTGCTCTACAATTCCCATGTTACGCGGGCTCTTATCAGCAAAAGCAGGCTTTGGTCCAACACTTACATTCTTGTTTGTTTCGCCTCTGCTTAACCCGATAATCATTGGTCTGATGTGGGTTACTTTTGGTTGGAAAGTGACCCTGCTATACGCTGTTATAGCAGCTACAGTTTCCGTACTGGCAAGTATTTTGTTAGATGTGCTTGGTTTTGACAGGCATATTGTCGAAACATCCAAATCCTTGGCTAATTGTTGTGGTGTTAGTAGGGGAAAAACTCTTGAAACCAAACTACAGAGTGCTCCAGCATGCTGTTCTGTATCAAATCAACAGGACGTAGAGGCTAATAGTTGTTCTAAACCGCAAAAAATATTTAAGAGTTTCTCAGCATTTCGGAGCATAAGTAGTGAATTGACCTGCGAAAAAGATCAAACAAATAAACAAAACTTCTCGAAAAGTGTAGTAAGAGATCCTAGTGTGATACGTCTGGCATTTCAGGACGCATGGATTCAATTTAAAGATGTATTACCTTATCTAATGTTAGGTATTGTTATTGGATCGTTTATCTACGGTTTTATCCCTGCTGAGTGGATTGCTACTCATGCTGGGAAAAATAATCCATTTGCCATTCCATTAAGTGCAGTTATTGGAATACCTCTTTATATACGGGCTGAGGCAGTAATTCCGTTGGCATCAGTCTTGATGGATAAAGGCATGGGGACGGGAGCAGTAATGGCTCTGATTATTGGTAGCGCAGGAGCTAGCCTGACGGAAGTAATACTGCTTAAATCCATGTTCAAAACACCCTTGATTGCTGCATTCCTGACCGTTATTTTGGGGATGGCAATTATTATGGGCTACCTAACACAGTTGTTATTTTAATTGGGTATGCTAGACAGAACCAGTGAAGATTGCAGGGGGCGAGCATATGAACGTTGTGAAATCACTCCTAATCAAAAATGTTATCCAAATTTAAGGACGTTGATAGCTCCGTACTTGCAATGGTGTTAAAACAACAAGTCCTTATAGAAATGAACCCGCTTCGGCGGGTTTTTTTTCATCAAATCTATAGGCTAAGGTTAACAATTTGTGCTCTTAAGTCATTGATCATTTCAAAGTATCGGTGTACTGTATAAACATACAGTATATGCAGTGAGGGCTAATATGATAGTTGAACTAACCATTGATAGTACTAAAGATCTTCCAAAGGGAGCTGTTCCGGCACTGGAGAAAGAATTGCTTAAAAGGTTGGGCAACCACTATGAGAACTGCAGCCTGAGCATACGACGTGCAGGCTCCGATGGTTTAAGTGTGTTTGGGGGTGACAAGGAAGATAAAAAGAAAATAGAGACTATTCTCCAGGAAACCTGGGAAAGTGCTGACGACTGGTTTTATTAATTATTTTGGGTGTTACTTTGATCCCGTTTGCATGGGGGAGTTTAAGTGAAAGAAAAATCAGAATTGCCCAAAAAAGGCTACGCAGTCATAAGATGTCACGATGGAGTTATCGTTGCCAGGCTGCAATCATTTCCTGAGTGTGAGCGCGCCCTGATGTACCGTCGCGGTAACATGGTGTCTTTCATGCCTCTTCAGGATAATGAAATTATTGGTACACCTACGTTGTTTACTCAGATGCTGGAAAGGGCTGGTTATCGCGTTACCCAAAAATCTGTTACACTCCCGTCTTAGGCCTGAACAACCTATACCTGCTGCGCCACAGGAGAAAAGCCCCATGGCGCAAGATCAATTCAAGCAATCCCTCATTCTGACGTTAACCAACGCCAGCGATTTTCTTTTTGCCGCATCCAGAGGTGCGTTATGAAGAAAAGCTGGTTTCTACATACTCAACTCACCACTGACCAGGCTGACGAACTGGAAGCCCGCTATCGCGCAAAGCATATTAAGACCGAGCGTAGTCTGGATAATGACTTCATTCACTGGACGATCAGCGCGTTCTTGCCAGAAGCATCTAAGCCTCCTCGCCAGGACAGAACCTGGCAACAACGGATCTGGAGGTGAATGTGAAAGTCTACGATATCACCCCAATGGGCAAGCCCAGAATGACTCGCGCTGACAAATGGAAAAAGCGCCCCGAGGTTCTGCGTTACCGGGCTTTCTGTGATGAAGTTCGTTTGCAGCGTGTTGAGCTGGCGGAAAGCGGGTCGCATGTCACCTTCATTCTTCCGATGCCAGCGAGCTGGAGCAAAAAGAAACGGGCTGAGTTCAACGGTAAACCACACCAGGCTAAACCTGATTTCGACAACATGATGAAAGCCCTGATGGATGCTATTTACGAAGATGACGCTCACATCTGGGATTCACGCGTAACAAAATTATGGGGAGAGAAGGGACAAATAATTATCGGGGAGATAGCAGAATGAGGGCGTTGCTTAAACCCGTGGTTGCGCGTGAGCTTGGAATTGTGCTGCTCAAGCCGGGCAGTGAGCTGATGTCATTATTCAGTTCTGAGCGTGTGCTGGTGGAAAGCCAGCCGGCAGGGATGGAACGGTTGCCTGCTGGCCGTGTTCCTGACGTTCGCCAGCCGCTTGCGTGTGACGAGTCCCTGAGACTGTTCTTCCTGGATGAAAAAGTTATTAAGGCTGCTGGTGGTTTGAGTGGCCTTGATTACTGGCTTATGCGTTATGGCGGCCAATGCTGTCAGTGGCCACACAGCGATTACCATTATCACGAGTTAACCATCCTGCGCCATGAACCCGGATCGGTTCTTCTGTGTGGACATTGTGATAACCATTTGCGCGACCACTACAGCGAACAACTTGCAGAGCTGGCGAGATGTAATGTTATTAGCTGGATTATCAACAGCATTATGGTGGCGCTGAATCAGGATCCTTCCAGAGAACTGTCGCTGGCGGAGCTATGCTGGTGGGCGGTACGTATGGGTGTTACCGACGCAATTCCCGATTCAGTAGCCAGGCGGGCGCTTCGTATTCCTTCGGAAGATCATAAGTCAGTCATGCATGAATGCGACATCGAACCGGGTCTAACCGCCACCAGCATCATTACAGCCAAAGCCAGCACAGTAACCGTGAACATGCCACCAGCGCAGGTGCTTGCGGTTAAGCCCGTAGTTGGTGTTCTGGTCGATCCTGAGCCCCCGCAAACCTATATGAAACGTCCAAAGCGTATCCGTTGGACGGCCCCCCGATATCTGGAATGGATTAAAACACAGCCCTGCGAATGCTGCGGCAAACCATCCGATGACCCACACCATTTAATTGGCTGGGGGCAGGGAGGTATGGCAACGAAGGCGCATGATATTTTCGCGATCCCTTTGTGTCGTCAGTGCCATACAGAACTACATAACGACCCGGTGAAGTTTGAGCGAAAGCATGTACCTCAGCCGGTAATGATTATCAGAGTGCTGGACCGGGCTTACGGGCTCGGTGTTCTGGCGTAAGGAGAAAAACAGGATGACACCACGTCAACGCCGCAATCATTTTGAAGCACTTGGTAAAGCAGCATCTGCGCCGCGTAAAAGTTGGCTCGGTAAATGTATCCTCCTGACGGGGATCCAGTCCGGATGGATTAAATCCCTGCTCACTACCTGGGGGGAAGGTGTGGGAGGAAAAACTGCTCCTCGTTTGCCGCGAGGACATGCGTGTTGGAATGTGCTTAAGGGACGGAACTGGTCAGATAAGGCACTCGAGCGATTCACCGTTGCGTTAAATCAGGCGAGAGAAGAGGGATTCCGTGGACAGCAGGCAATGAACAGGGCACACAGCATTCTCTGGCCCCAGTCACCCGCCAGTGTAATTGACGAGGCCCTGCATAGTGACGATGTCGATTTTGTTGAGCAATGCGTACTGCAGGCGCTGGATATAAACGATCCGGTTTATGTTGTTGGTCTTCAGTATTACACCACCCGAAAAAAAGTCTCAGACATAACCCGGGAACTGCAGGCGATTGCGCCATGGCTGACACAAGAAAAGGCCAGAGAGCGAGTGAAGTGGTGTTTACAGATTTTCAGAGCAAAGGTGTTCTTGTCAGCGAAAGCACTTTTGGAAAGCAAGGAATAATATTTTTGCTTTTTTGTGCTGTTTTTTGTGTCTGGTATTGAAAACTACCCAGAAAGTTAGATAATCCATTCATGCTTGGCAGAGCTGCGCCACGATGGCAGCGACGAAAAGCGAACAATTTGAATATAACGAGAACCCCGCCAGCGCGGGGTTTTTGCTTTCCGGCGATACGACAGGGGTATTCGCGAGGTGTATTACACCAGTACCCCTGTCATATCGCCGTGCTGAATCGTTAACTTGAAAACAAGTTCTCACAACGCTCCAGTGCTTTTTCGTTTTTAACTCAAAGGAAAAATGGTTGGGGGTAGCTGCTAAACGTAGACATCAATATTTTTAGTATTATTCCCTGCAACGTTCGAACCTGATTTGTCACTTACCGTAGGTAATGCTCCCGATACCATTTGGTTTTTTTCTGCTTCTTGTTTTTGTAATTGAGCAATTTTTGCGTATATAGACTCGATTTGCCTTTGAATCATTTCCATCTGCTGTTTAAGCAGTTTTGCCTCATCTTCGGAAGTTACTTCATTTATTTTTGAACCCATGGCGCTGAGCTCTTTTGTCAACTCACCAATTTGTTTTTTCAGGTTTTGAATTTGTTGTGAAACAGAGTTGCCAGTACTTGAAGGTGCTTGTTTTACTGTGCTTTGCAGTATGTCCTGACTCAAAGTGCTAACTGTCATACTCATGGTGGTTCCTCCGGGCTTACATTTATTACCCATTATCGTCATCTTTCGAAATTACTTTATTAGCAAAGGTTAAGTTGTGGCTTCCTGCACCACAGCATTATTTGTACCACTCTAAACTATCTGCTGAGTATCGCGGAGGAGCTTATGAAAGAAGGTTACTACTGGATTCAGCATGTCGGTGTTGTACAGGTGGCGTACTACACGAATGACACTGTTGATGATCTGGAAACGGGTAAAACAATCACAGGTGTCTGGCATCTGACCAGAGGCGATGACATTTGTCATAACGGTGAAGCAGAGGTGTTTGAAGGTCCTCTTACTCCACCTATATAAACAACCGCACTTACTTCGAGGCAGCCGCATGGTGGCCTTTTCCATTTCGGGCTCACGGGTATCACTCTCTACGTGCTTTGTTGATAAATCAAGCCCGTGAAGTCTGATCCTTTTAGAATAATAGTGCTGTTTGATTGCAGGTTTTTCTTATTGGTTCTAAAGTTATAGAGCATCTAGTAAAAGCTCTCGTTTTGACGTAATTGTGATGAATCCCCCTAAGCGGAGGGGTGAAACTGACAGTAAACAAAGTCATGGAATGACATGCTTAGTGCACACGGGTCATGGTTTGTCAGCCAAAGGTCCACCGGGAGGCACCCGGCATCACGTTAATCAAAATACTTCTTTTCAGGCCCACTCCATGGAATGGGCCTTTTTCTTGCATTTTGATAGTGTAATTCTAGCTAACGGAATGTCATCTAAGCGCGTGGCGATTCATTTCTTATCGAACTACAAGTACAGGGCAACCAGCGTGTCGGACAACGGCGGCTGCATTCGATCCTAAGAGGTAGGTTGAAATGTCTGGACGATGTGAGGCAATAATGATTAAGTCAGCATCGATTGATTTAGCGAGATTAAGTATTTGATCCTTTGGTGACCCAGCGGCTGCATGTGTTTGGGTTTTTCCCGCAGGGATTTTGAATTGCTTCACGATTTCATCCAGTTTCAATAATGCAGCGTGCTGAATGTCTTTTAATTTTGGCATTTCTGCTGAATATGCCAGACCTAAAGATGAGTAATAAGGCAATGTGGGAACTACTGTTAGAAAATGTACTTTAGCAGTATTTAATACAGAATGAGCCTGAACATAGGGGATAACTTGCCGTGTTAAGTCAGTCTCAGAAACATCAATTGGTACTAAAATAGAGTTGTACATTTTAGCCATCCTGTTTGTTTTTTGTTCGGCAGGAAGTTTAGTATCTGGGACAAAAAAAAATGTGTCTTGGCTGGCAAAACTTACGAATTGGTACCTTCATACTATTTGCGCTTTCAATCTAATGATTCTGGGGGGCAGGATTCATTATGTAGGTATTGTTCAAGTATCAGAGTTGCTTAAGACTCCACTTACTCCATCAATGTAACAACCGTATTCATTTCGAGGCTGCCGCATGGCGGCCTTTTTCATATCAGGCTCACGGGAATCATCCGCTACGTGCTTTGTTGACAAATCCAGCCCGTGAAGCCTGAACCTATTTCCCCTCATTCCTGAGAGGACTCACAGCAATTAAGAGGGGGCTAAATGTCCGATCCGATTTCCGGTACTGGGCTGGCTGGTGGTGTCCTGACGGGGGCCAGCGTCTATGGATTTCTTTCCGGAACCGATTACGGCGTGGTATTTGGCGCATTTGCCGGGGCTGTATTTTATATAGCAACGGCTGCGGACCTTAGCGCAGCACGTCGGCTGGCGTATTTTGTCGTGTCCTACATTGCCGGGATCATCTGCTCAGGGCTGGTTGGTTCAAAGCTGGCTGACTGGACTGGTTACAGTGATAAGCCTCTGGACGCTATCGGAGCCGTAATCGTTTCTGCTTTAGCTGTCAAAATCCTGACGTTTCTGAATAACCAGGATGTCGACTCGCTGGTGGCGCTGATAACGCGCCGGGGAGGTTCAGGTGGTACTAAATGACCCGTCAGCAACTGTTAACGCGCTGCTCTGCGCAGGGGTGGTAATAACCCTGATGTTCTACCGCCGGGGTGATTCCCGGCATCGTCCGTGGGTATCGCGTCTGGCATGGTTGATCACTGTGACTTACAGTGCAGTGCCACTGGCCTATCTGTGCGGCATTTACCCTCATTCTTCATGGGCCACGATTGGGGCCAACATCATTTTCCTGTCCGTGCTGGTGGCCGTCAGAGGCAACGTTGCACGTCTGGTTGATCATCTGAGGCACTAATGAATCAACAACAATTTCAGCAGGCGGCTGGTATAAGCGCCGGATTAGCTGCGCGCTGGTTTCCGCACATTGATGCAGCAATGAAGGAGTTTGGCATCACTGCGCCGCTCGATCATGCGATGTTCATCGCGCAGATGGGGCATGAGTCCGGCGGGTATGAAAAGCTGGTGGAAAGCCTGAACTACGCAGCCGATCGTCTTGTTCCCGTATTCGGCAAGCACCGTATCACGGCACAGCAGGCTGCCGCGCTCGGCAGAACGGCAACGCAATCGGCAAATCAGAAAGCGATTGCTAACCTGGTTTATGGCGGCGAGTGGGGCAAAAAGAACCTGGGCAACCAGGTTGCCGGTGACGGGTGGAAATATCGCGGGCGCGGGCTGAAGCAAATCACAGGGTTAAGCAACTATCGCAAATGCGGTCTGGCGCTAAAACTTGATCTGGTTACGCAGCCGGAATTGCTGGAACAGGACGAAAATGCAGCGCGTTCCGCAGCGTGGTTCTTTGCCACCAGCGGATGCCTTGTGTATTCCGGCGATGTGGAACGTATCACGATCATCATCAACGGCGGTAAAAACGGTCTTGATGACCGCCGTCGTCGGTTCAATCTGGCAAAAGCCGTGCTGGTGTGAGGCTGCTATGGGAATTGAAATGATTATCGGGCTGGCCGCAGCGGTGATTGCCGTTATCGCTGGTGCTTTTGGTTTCGGCCATGCGCGCGGCACCAGTAAAGCGGAAGCCAAAGCAGACAAGCAGCGCACCGAAGAGAACGCAGCGGCGACCGTTGCGGTGGCAGAACGTAAAGCTGAAGTCACTAAAGAGGCCAGTAATGCCCAGCAGACTGTTAATCACATGCCTGATGACGACGTTGATCGTGAGCTGCGCGAACAATTCTCCCGCCCCGGTGGTGGTTGATACTGCGTGCAGTTGGGTGCGCATCATCTACCTGACTGACCACGATATCGATGTGCTGGATAAGCAGACGAAGCGCGACATCCTGGCGCATAACAAATCAGTGCAGGTTAACTGCAAGAAGGAGTCTGCCCGTGAACGCAGAGAACCTAAGTGAAGCGTATTACATCAATAACGAGATAAAAGAACTACAGCGGCTGAAAGGTATACTGGAAAATGGTGCCGGGCTTGGTGTGACAATCCAGTCCGCCTATCAAGATAATGCCTTTCTTGAGGCTATACGCCCACATGCAGTGGCCGAACTTGACCGCCGTATTGAGGGAAAGAAAGCCGTGTTGGTTAATTTGGGTATCTCCTTCTCCTGATGTCACAGGCATTTAGTGAATGCCTGTGACAAAGCTAAATGGCATCAAGCATGCGATGATGATTGGTTAATAATTGAGCTATGCATGGTATAATAAGCCCCATTCATTGAAAGGTTAACCACCATGTCATTTTTCGATTATGCAATGCAGCGTGTTGGGCTTGCAGCCAATATGACTGTCATGTGCCCGATATGCGGACATAAATCCATACACTCGACCACGAAAGTACGCCAGCAACAGGCGTTACTTTGCCCTAAATGTAAATCGCTGTTTGTCATTCACAGGTAGTGGGTCGCGATACAAATAACCCTAGGCCTCGCAATAGCGGGGCTTTTTTATGCACTCAAATGACAATATTTCTCATTTTCAAAAGGTACTCCTGGCGATTCTGAACACCGAGGGGGCGAGGACACGCGGAAAATGGCTGGTTTTTTGCATTTTATCGGCATCATCATCATTCCCTTAACTTGTTGATATTTCAGTCGTGAAATTATTCACGATGTCGAAATGGTTAAATATTGTTCATCATCATGGATAACGAACTGAAAAACCTTCGCCTCAACATCAATCAGCTGGCAGCGGTGACCGATCTTCATCGTCAGACGATCGCAAGCAGGCTGAATAACGTTGAGCCTGCTCCAGGCAGTAATTCTCGTCTCAAGCTTTATTCTGTCGTGGATATTCTCCGGGAACTGCTGGGCCGAACCACGGCACCCGAGCTGGTGGATATCGATAAGATGTTACCGCCGGATCGTAAGGCGTGGTTTCAGTCTGAACGCGAGAGGCTTAAATTCCAGCAGGAAACAGGTGAGTTAATCCCGGCATCGACAGTGACCCGAGAATTTTCATCGATGGCAAAAGCCGTCGTTCAGGTACTGGAAACGCTGCCGGATATTCTTGAACGTGATTGTGCGATGACGCCTGCTGCTGTCGTTCGGGTTCAAAAAGTCATCGATGACCTGCGGGATCAGATAGCCCTGAAGGTTGAGCAGGCAGATACGCCGGAACAGGAGGACAGTTCGCCAGAAGAGGAGTAAGCCATGCGACAGGCCACGGCGGCGGAGCTAAGAAAAAACACTGCCGGGATCATCAGAGCACCGCGTCGAATGCCTGTAGCCGAAGCCGTACATAAATATATGCGTGTTCCGGTCGGCGTGGGTAACTCCGTTGAGTGGGATCCTAATCTTGCCCCTTATGTTGTGGAGCCGATGAACTGCCTGGCATCACGCGAATATGATGCTGTCATTTTTGTTGGCCCTGCCCGAACGGGTAAAACCATTGGTCTGATTGATGGCTGGGTGGTGTACAACGTTGTCTGTGATCCGTCTGACATGCTCATCATTCAGATGACGGAAGAAAAAGCGCGCGAACACTCAAAAAAACGTCTGGCCAGAACATTTCGTGTCAGCCCGGAGGTGGCATGCCGGCTAAGTCCTTCACGCAATGACAACAACGTGCATGACAGGACTTTCCTTGCCGGGAACTACCTGAAGATAGGCTGGCCGTCTATCAACATCATGTCGTCCTCAGATTTTAAGTGTGTGGCGCTGACAGATTACGATCGCTTCCCGGAAGATATCGACGGGGAAGGGGACGGATTTTCGCTTGCTTCAAAACGTACCACCACCTTTATGTCGGCGGGGATGACGCTGGTCGAGAGTTCACCGGGCAGGGAAATTACCAATACGAAGTGGCGGAGAAAGTCACCTCACGAAGCCCCTCCCACGACCGGGATCCTTTCTTTATATAACCGCGGCGATCGTCGTCGCTGGTACTGGCCATGTCCACATTGCGGGGAATACTTTCAACCGGCCATGGAGGCGATGACAGGCTACCGGGAAACGTCTGACCCGGTAAAAGCCAGTGAAGCGGCGCATATTGATTGTCCGCATTGTAGCGGCATGATTACCGCCGACAGAAAGCGGGAACTGAACGGAAAGGGTGTCTGGTTGCGTGAGGGACAGACTATCGACCGTGAGGGCAACATAACCGGAGAAGCCCGACGCTCGCGCATTGCCTCGTTCTGGATGGAGGGACCTGCGGCGGCATATCAGACATGGGCGCAACTGGTTTACAAATTACTGACGGCGGAACAGGACTATGAAGCCACCGGCAGCGAAGAAACGCTCAAAACGGTAATTAATACTGACTGGGGGCTGCCTTATCTTCCCCGTGCAGCCAGTGAGCAGCGACGTGCTGACGTGCTGATGCTGCGGGCAGAAGACTATGGCAAAGGTCTTGTGCCGCCGAAAGTCCGTTTTCTTCTGGCGTCGGTGGATGTGCAGGGCGGGAAGAAGCGCCGTTTTGTCGTCCAGATCATCGGGTACGGTGAAAACGGCGAACGCTGGCTGGTGGACCGCTATAACATCCGTCAGTCCCTGCGTTGTGATGAATATGGTGAGGCGCAGCAGGTGCATCCCGGATCCTATCCGGAAGACTGGCAACTGCTCATCACAGATGTTCTCGAAAAAACTTATGCGTTGCAGTCAGACCCTTCGCGACGGATGTCCATACTTGCCATAGCTGTCGACAGCGGCGGGGAAGATGGGGTAACGGATAACGCCTATAAATTCTGGCGCCAGTGTCGTCGTGACGGTCTGGGTAAACGGGTTTACCTGATAAAAGGTGACAGCACCCGACGCCAGAAAATCATTACCAAAACGCACCCTGACAACACAGGCCGAAGCGATCGCCGGGCGGATGCGCGTGGTGAGGTTCCGGTATATCTGTTGCAGACGGACCTGCTAAAAGATCAGCTCAGTAACAACCTTGAACGTGAAACCCCCGGTGCCGGGTTTATCCATTTTCCTGACTGGCTGGGGGAGTGGTTCTACGAAGAACTGACTTATGAAGAACGTGGCACGGACGGAAAATGGCGCAAGCCCGGAAAAGGCAATAACGAAGCCTTTGACCTTTTCTGTTATGCCCACGCCGTCGCTGTCCTGCGTGGTTATGAAAAAATCCGGGACTGGGAACAGCCCCCGGCATGGGCTGCCGCTCAGGAGTGTAATTCAAACATCATTGACGGGGAGCGCCCCAGGGAGATTGCTGTGAAAAAAGCGGTACCTGTACGTTCATCTTCTGTTTCTGTAACTGAACCGTCCAGCCCGCTTTCTGGTGGCTGGCTGGGTGTCAGTGATAACGGAGGCTGGCTGTGACGAAATCAGAAATTCAGCAGATGCTGATAACAGTACGCCAGGCATACCGTGATTCCCTGGACGGTAAAAGCGTGTCATTCACGGGGGTTAATGGCCGGGCAATTACCAACCATGACCCTAAAGCCCTGCGTGACGAGCTTGAATACTGGGAAAGGCGCTGGCGCGCTGTCTCAAACCGCAATGGCTCGTTCAAACTCGCTAACTTTCTGTAAGGCAAATCATGGGATTTTTTGAAAAGGCACTGGGCGCAATATCGCCCGGGTGGGCGGCATCGCGCGCACAAAACCGACTCAGACTCAGAGCCTATGAGGCAGCAAATCCGACTCGTCTGCATAAGGGGAAACGTGAATCCCGGTCAGCGGACACCGCTGTATTTGCAGCCGGTACTTCATTACGAGAGCAGGCCCGCTGGCTTGATGAAAACCATGATCTGGTGATTGGTCTTTTTGACAAGATGGAGGATCGGGTTATCGGTGCTCACGGGATCCACGTTGAACCGCAGCCGCTTGATCTTGAGGGTAATCTTCACTCTGAGTTTGCTGGTCAGTTATCCGCGCTCTGGGCGGAATGGTCGGTTCGTCCGGAAGTGACCGGGATGTTTACCCGTCCGGAAGCAGAGCGGCTTTTGTTACGTTCAGCACTGCGTGATGGTGAAGTGTTTACACAGATGGTGCGGGGAAATGTAGCCGGGTTGCAGCATTCAACCCAGGTACCATTTTCTCTTGAACTGCTGGAGGCGGATTTTGTTCCGTTTAACCTGAACAGTACCTCCGGGCAGCAGATCCGCCAGGGGATTATTGTCAATGCCTGGGGGCGACCGACGGGCTACAGAGTTTATAAGAACCATCCTGCCAGTTTTGCCGGACTCAATGCTGATTTAAAAACTGTTTCGGCTGACAGCATGCTGCACCTGGCTATGCGTAAACGGCTTCACCAGTTAAGGGGGATCAGCCTCATCCATGGCGTGATCACCCGGCTCTCCGATATTAAGGATTATGAAGAGAGTGAGCGCGTGGCGGCACGTATTGCGGCGGCGCTGGGTTTCTATATCAAACGTGGGGATGCTCAGTCTCTTGATACAGAAACCGAGTTTTCAACACCGGGTGGACAGCGGCATTACGATATTGCGCCGGGGATGATTTATGACGAGCTAAAGCCAGGCGAGGATCTGGGCATGGTGGAGTCGAATCGCCCGAATGTTCATCTGTATGAGTTCAGGAACGGTCAGATGCGCGCTGTGGCGGCGGGGACACGTGGCAGTTATTCCAGCATCGCGCGGGATTACAACGGTACCTACAGTTCACAGCGGCAGGAGCTGGTAGAGAGTTTTGAAGGTTACAACGTGCTGCAGCAGTGGTTTGTTGGGCAGCAAAGCCGTCCTGTATACCGAAACTGGCTGGCAATGGCGTTGCTCAGCGGCGTTACCATCCCCAAAGATGTCGACAAAAAATCCCTTTACAACGCGCTCTATCTTGGGCCAGTCATGCCATGGATTGATCCGGGAAAAGAGGCTGCTGCCTGGAAGGCAATTGTCCGTGGGGGGGCAGGCACAGAAGCCGAATGGACGCGCGCACGTGGTCAGAATCCGCAGGAGGTGAAACGTCAGCGTCTCCGGGAAACCCAATTCAACCGAGAAAACGGGCTGGTGTTCGACTCAGACGCCGCCAACGATAAAGGAGTGCTCCCTGATGCAGCAAATGATAAGCCCGCCCCGTCACGGGACGATGATTAACCCCCGCGCCAGTGTGGCTGGTATCGATGCCGCAAACGGTCAGTGCTGGTATGAGATTCGCGCACTGGCTGCAGGGCGTGTGGAAATATTTCTCTATGACGTGATCGGCGGCTGGGGGATTACCGCTCAGCAGTTTGTCTCCGACTGTAAGGAGGCCGGAGTGTTTGAGGCCAGCGCCGTCGATCTGCATATCCACAGCCCGGGCGGCGATGTGATGCAGGGATTTGCCATCTTTAACACCTTGTCCCGTCTGAAGGCGAAGCTGGATATCTGGGTGGACGGCGTGGCTGCCAGTATGGCTTCAATGATTGTCTGCCTGCCTGGCGCCACGGTGCATATGCCGGAAAACGCCTGGCTGATGGTGCACAAACCGTGGGGCGGGATCGCCGGGGATTCCGATGATATGCGTGATTACGCTGCCTGGCTTGATCGTAATGAAGCGCTGATGCTCAGTGCCTACATGAACAAGACCGGGCTGGGGCAGGAAGAACTGGAGGCCATGCTGAAAGCTGAAACCTGGCTTAATGGTGCTGAGGCAGTGGAAAAAGGTTTCGCTGACACGCTTGAACCAGAACTGCAGGCCGCGGCCTGTGTGAATCAAAATAAACTGAAGGATTACCTGAATATGCCAGAACAGATTAACAACCTTTTTGGGCCGCGCGCCGAAGCCCCTGCAAGTCAGCCGAAACCCGCACAAAACCCGGCGCCGCAGGCCGCAAATAACCCACCTGCACAGCAACCCGCCCAGCAACCGCTGGCAGGAAATATCGACATTACCGCGCTGGCAGCCCAGCTCCAGCAGCAGATGCAGGCAGCGAATACTGAACGAGTCAGCGCAGTTTCCGCTGTGTTTGATGCGTTTCCTGCTTTCGGCTCGCTGAAAGCAGAATGCATCACGGATATTTCCTGCTCAGCGGAACAGGCCCGCACCAAATTGCTCAATGCGCTGGCGGCAGGGACTACCCCGAGTGCCGGACCGGCTGCAATTCATATCCATGCGGGTAACGGGAATATTGTTGGTGATTCCATTCGTGCGGCGGTGATGAACCGTGCGGGTTATGCGCAGGCGGAAAAAGATAACGCCTACAACGGGTATACCCTGCGCGAACTGGCCCGCGCCTCGCTGGTGGATCGTGGTATCGGTATTTCTGGTGTCGGTACCGCACAGGCGATGGTTGGGCTGGCGTTCACTCACAGCAGCAGCGATTTCGGCAATATCCTGATGGATGTGGCGCATAAGGCGGCATTGCTTGGCTGGGATGAGGCCAGCGAAACATTCGAACAGTGGACCCGTAAAGGCACACTGACCGATTTCAAAACCGCGCACCGCGTTGGCCTGGAATCACTGGCGTCGCTGCGTAAGGTTCGCGCCGGGGCGGAATATAAATATGTCACCATTAAAGATCGCGGTGAGCCGATTGCACTGGCCACCTATGGTGAGCTTTTCAGCATTGACCGCCAGACTATCATCAACGACGACCTGGATATGCTGACGCGTATCCCGCAGGCAATGGGGCTTGCTGCGCGAGCCACTGTCGGCGATCTGGTCTGGGCTGTACTGACCAGCAACCCGAAAATGTCGGACGGTAAGCCGTTGTTCCACGCCGATCATGGCAACCTTGTTGCAGCCGATCTGAGTATTGAAGGGCTGGATACTGCACGTAAGGCAATGCTGCTGCAAAAATCCGGCGATCGTCGTCTGAATATTCGTCCGGCCTACATGCTGACGCCAGTGGCAATTGAGTCACGGGCAAACCAGCTGATTAAGTCCGCCAGCGTACCGGGCGCAGACGCGAACAGCGGGATCGTTAACCCGATCCAGAACTTTGTGACAGTGGCTTCTGAGGCCCGCCTGGATGACAGCAGCCCGACGGATTTTTATCTGACTGCTGCGCAGGGGCGCGACACCATTGAAGTGGCCTATCTGGACGGTATCGACACGCCATATCTGGAACAGCAGCAGGGCTTTACTGTGGACGGTGCCGCATTCAAGGTGCGCATTGATGCGGGTGTGGCCCCGCTTGACTGGCGCGGGCTGGTTAAAGTCACCAAAAAATAACGACCGCCGCCTGGCGGTTTTTTTATCCCTGAAGGCGGCGCTGGTCGCCTTTTCCTTTTATGGAGAAAAAACATGGCGAATAACTATCAGCAGGACGGTACCACACTGGATTATCACAATGCGGGTGTTGATGCCGTTTCATCCGGTGCGCTGGTGGCGGTCGGCGGAATTGCCGGGGTGGCACACAGCGATATTCCTGCTGGCGAGTGGGGAACACTGCATATGGCCGGTGTTTTTGTCCTGCCTAAAGCGGCAGAAGAAATTGCGGCAGGCCAGAAACTGTATCTGGCTGGCGGCAAGCTGACGGTGGCAAAAGGCGATGATGCAACGCCAAACCCGGTTGTTGGTTCCGCCTGGGGAGCAGCTGAGGCAGATGATGCTGATGTTGCCGTTCGCCTGGAGTTCTGATGAGCCGGTTCCGGGAGCGTTTGGCTAAAGCAGATGCCCGGATTAACCGGGCGTTTGCCGAAGAAGTCCCTGCATGCCTGCAAACGGGTGAAGGCCCGCGTCTGGTGACCGTGATTTTTGAATCACCGGATGCGCTGTCGGGTGTACCGGGCGGCGGGGAAATTCAGAACCATTCCCCGGCGTTCAGTGCAATGACTGCGGATATTTCCGGTCTCGAAAAACATGACGGTGTGGTTATCAATACCATCCCTTACCGGGTGACACATATCGGCGCGGATGAAGAAGGGCGGACCCGCGTCACGCTGGCATATGGGGAACCCGGCAAAACACAGCCTCAGATCGATAAATGGAGCTGATATGGCGCGGGAGTCTCGACTGCGGCGGGATTTACCCGTCGATATTGATGTGGATGTTATCTGGCGAATTGCGGACAGTATCGGTGCGACGCAAAAACAGTTCCGTGCAGCATACTCGCGCGCGCTCAGACGTACTGCCGCCACGCTGCGAAAGAAAGCGATGGCGGATCTGAAAGACGGGCTGGCCCCACGCAGTATGGATCTGGTCCGGCGCCGTCTGCTGTCTTTTCGTCTGGACAGGGGATCGCAACTGGTTAACTTCCGGCTCTGGTTCGGGCTGAATGCCATTAAGGTGAAAGACCTTAAAGGACGAATCAACGGGCGGCTGCGACCGCACCATACCCGGCGTGACCGAAACTCGGGGCGTTTTATTAAAGCGCGCCGCCAGGCAGAAAACGCCGGATTTTCCCCGAAAGGTAATCTGCTGAGCGAACGGGCGTTTGAAAACGGGGAGGTGTCCCGTTCAAAACGGGATAATCGCCGGACGGTGGTTATTCGCGATCCCCTGACCCGCCGGACACGCGAAGCAGAAATGGATATCTACGAACCGATGCTGAACTACATCGAGGACAACGCATTTGCTGAAGCGATGGAGATTTTTATGCATCACTTTGAAACCGACATTCGCGGGCGCGTAAAAGCCCGTATTTCTGTCTGAGGTAACGAACGATGGCCGAGCCACTGTTGCTGGGGCGGTATCACGATGCTGTGACTGACGCATTAAAAAAAATCGGATGGGTGCGTGATGCCGGTGCGTATCCGGAACGAAATGTTCCCCGCTTTTCGGGCCTGACCACGCCCGCGGTGTATTTCTCGATTAACAGCTGGGAACAGGGTGGAGGTAATGAGGGGCAACTGAGCGTTAATTTAACCTGTGATCTCTTCGTGGTGGTGGATGCCGCCGGATCGGGTGTGAATCAGCCTGAGATTTTTGTCAGAACCGCTGCGGCCGATATTACCCAGTGGATTGACGGGCAGCAGTTTGGTCTGGGCCATATTGAGCCTGCGGTATTCACCACGGCTGAACGTGATGAGTTTGATCCGCGAATGGATGATTATCTGGTCTGGCGTATTTCTTTCACCCAGGCGGCTGCATTTGGTAGTGATCCCTTTGCACACAATGGCATGCCTCTGCAGCAGGCCTGGCTGGGTGCTGCACCTGATACGGGCCGTAATCACGTGGATGACTATCAGCTTATCCAGGAGGCTCAGCCCGATGAGTGATATAGAAGGCGACCTGCAGCGCAGACTGGCTAACCTTGTCCGGCGCGGTGTTATCCATTCCGTCAGGCACGATCGCATCCCAAAATGCCGGGTGGATTTGGGGGATATCATCACGACCTGGCTACCGTTGTGCCAGGGGTTTTCAGGAACCAACCGGGCGGATTCAAATCCTTATGCCGTGGGGGATGCGGTTACGGTCCTGTCCGAAGCCGGAGAACTCAACAACGGACGGGTGTTTCCCGGCTGGAATACAGGAAAGCTGCCGGTGCCGGAAGGAAGTGACAGCGAACACATTACCCGTTACAGCGACGGGACCGAGATCCGTTATGACAGGAACGCGCATGCCCTGACGATTACGCTGGCTGATGGTGGAACTTACAAAATTGTCGGTAAAGGCACGCTGGATGGTCCGGTTGAAATTACAGATACCCTGACAGTTCAGGGCAAAACCTGGATTAATGCTGACACGTCGGTTGCAGGGAATATCGGGGCGTCAAAGGAGATAACGGATAAATCCGGCAGCATGAGCAAGATACGTGAAGTCTTTAACAACCACGATCACCGCGGCGACAGCGGCGGGCTCACCGATAAACCTAATCAGAAAATGTGACCTGCTGCGGCAGGTTTTTTTATGCCTGGAGAAAAAACATGTCTCAGTTACATGGCGTTGAAACTATTGAACTCACCTCGGGTACGGTGGCGGTTACCACGATTCAGACCGCCATTATTGGCCTGGTGGGAACGGCACCTGATGCGTCGGGGGGAACAGCCGCATCGGGATCATCCGGTACACCCATTCTCGATAACGTTATCGACTTCACTGCAACCATTAAGGGGCGGGAAGGCAATGTCATCAATGTCGCTGTGCTGGCCGGACAGCCGGCAGCCGAAAATCCTGCTGCGGTTGTGACGTCAGCAAGCTGGGATCCTGAATCGCTGACACTGAAAATCACGCTGGGTTGTGATGAGCACGGTGTTATCACGGCTAAACCCGGAGACGTTGCTGAAGCCGTCGGTGGTGTTGATGGCGCAAAAGTCAGTGCGAGCGGGCGCGGTGACGGGATTGTCCAGCCCTTCAGCCTGCAATTAGCGGGGGGGGAAGATGAACCCTTTCCTCTCAATACGCCGGTGGCGGTTGTCGGCACCACGCTGTTATCCCGCCTGGGTGAAAAAGGTACGCTGAAACAGGCACTGACAGACATTAACGATCAGCGTAATGCGCTGACGGTGGTGGTGCGTGTGGCAGATGAAAACGATGTGGCAAAACGACGCGCTGCGGTACTGAAGGGGATCGGCACCCTGTCTTCAGCGAAATCTGTTACCACGTACCAGCCGCGTATTGTGATTGCACCGGGATTCAGTGAGGACGATGCGGTTGGTAAGGGGCTGGAAACCGTGGCCGGGAAATTGCGCGCCGTTGCATATGTTGACTGCGCCTCCGGTGCGACGCTGCAGGAAGTGGTACAGCGTCGCCAGTCCTATGGCGCACGAACTGAACTGTTGCGCCCGCGGGTCCAGGCGAGCGATGCAGATGGCCAGCTGGTTTATCGCCCTTACTCTGCGTTTGCTGCCGGGTTACGCGCCCGCATCGACTTTGAAAAAGGCTGGTGGTGGAGCAAGTCGAACCAGGACATCAACAACATCCTCGGTGTTGAGCAAATCGATGAATTTATCCTCGGGGATGAGAACTGCGATGCAAACCTGCTCAACATGCAGAACGTTTCCACCATTATCCGCCGGGCGGGTTTTAAACACTGGGGGAACCGTCTGTGTGCTACCAATCCACAGTGGCGTTTTGAATCTGTCCGCCGTACTGCTGATGTTATTGAGGACAGCATTCAGGAAACCATGCTGGAGTATGTTGATCGCCCACTGGACCGGGAAAATGCGGATGACATTATCGGCACCATCAATGCCTATATGCGACAACTGGTCGGTCTTGGCGCCATATTCGGTGGGCGGGCCTGGCTGGATGAAGAACTGAACACCGCGGAAACCATGGCGTCGGGTGTCCTGTACATCAACTATGACTTTGGTCCGAAATCGCCGACTGAACTTATCAGCCTGCGCGTCCGGGTGAACAATAACTATGCGCTTGAGGAGATGCTTGCAGCATGAGCGATAAAAACACACTACGCGTCTGGACCTTCTTCCGGCAGGGGATCCGTATTCAGGGGGCGCATGAATTTACGCCGCCGTCTCTGGCTATTGTTAAAACGGATTTGCGTACCGGCGCACAGGATGCGCCCACCCCGGTTGATGACGGCATGGAAGCACTGACCTGTCAGGTTAAATTTTATGGGATAGATACGGATATGCTGGCCAGCTTTGGTTTTGTCAGCGGCAGCCGTTCACGCTTTACGGCTTATCAGGGCTATCTCGGTAACGGCACTGCGCGCGGTACGGTTGAGGAAATCGAGGGGTTTGTACAGACCGTCACGCCGGATGCGCGCAGTAAGGATACGCTTTCCGAAAATGCCGTAACGGTTGATATTGCGGTCAGCTACTACCGTCAGTCACTGGACGGGCGCGAACTGTTCGCCATCGATACAGAGCGTTTCGTCCGCCGGGTAAATGGCGTTGATGTGCTTTCTGGCCTGGCTGCCAAAGTGCGTCTCTGATTTTACTGTTATCCCACCACTGTAACGGCCTGTGGGCCGTTTTTTTATGGAGCACATTATGAGCTTTCCTGGTGAAACCCGCGTTATAAAACTGTATTCCCCCGTATCACTTGATAGCGGGATTGTGATCAATGAAGTCACCATGCGTGAACCACTGGTTCGTGATCGCATCACTCATGCCAAAGACCGCGGCAACGAAGAAGAGAAAGAAGCCCGCATGATTGCGTTGCTGTGCAATCTCAGTGAACAGGATCTCTGGCTGATGACGGCGGCAGATTATTCACAGCTGCTGGATGCCTTTAACGTTTTTATGCTCCCGCCCGCGAAGCGACCGAAGGCGGGCTCCTCCGGGCAATAAGATTTCTGGGGCGGCGACTGCATTTTCCGATGGCGGAATACCTCGATATGCCGTTCAGCACTTTCTCTGATTTTTTGACCGACGAACTGGAGACGATAAACCGTGGGCGGAATAAGCCAGAACCTTAAGGCCGTCATTACCTTTGGCGGAAACCTGGATAATTCATGGAAACGATCTGCAGATGGTCTGCAAAAAAGCCTGAAAGATGTCGGAAAGCAGTCCGAACGACTGACAAAAGATCAGACTAAACTGGCAGCAGAAATCAAACGCGCCAAACTGGCCGGTGAAAGCCTGGGGGATTTGAAGCGCCGCTATACCGATGTTTCCAGGGAAATCCGCAAAACGGAGGCGGAGCAGCAGAAACTGAATGTACAGATGCAAAAAGCACAGCGCATTCAGGCATTCAAAGGAGCCGGTAAAGGTCTGTTCCGGCGCGGTCTTGGGATCGCCGGGCAGGTGGGCGGGATGTTTGGGTCCGGGCTGGCTATTGGCGGTGGCGGTGTGGTGGCTTCAGCACTTGGCACACTGATAGCGCCAGCTGCCACCAATGCTGAAACGGCAACCCGCACTAATGTCGCAAAAAGTTACGGCGTGGACGTGGCCACGTTTAATGCCTGGGATTCTCTGGCGAAGCAGTACGACATGAATGCGGAAAACATTGGCGATCTCTTTGAAGAGTATCTGCACAAATCCGGGGAGTATAAACAGAACGGTAAGCAGGGCTCGCTGCAGGATGCGTTTGAAACGCTCGGGTTCAAAGCGGGGGATTTTGCCGGGCTCAGCGATATGGCGCAGTTCGACAAAATTGTTGAACGGGCGCTCAGCCTTCAGGACGAGTCGAAAGCCTCCTTCGCACTGGATTCTCTTTTTGGCGGGGAAGCGAGCAAACTGCTGATGCTTATCAAGCAGTCCGGCCGGAGCTACCGCGACCTGATGGACGAACAGCGGCGCTACAACCTTGTGACCAAAGAGGGGGCTGATGGGGCGGTTGCGGGTAATCAGGCTATCAATAATCTCCGCACTGTTTTCTCTTCTGCGGTCGCAGAAATTTCCGGGCAACTGGGAAATGAACTGGCGCCGGATATCCGTAACCTGACGAATGATCTTGCCGACTGGTTCAAAGGTGGCGGGATCAAGCGCATTGTGACTTTCCTGCGAAATGACCTTTATCCCGGCGTTCTGTCGTTCGGGCAGGGGGTGGTTTTTGTCGGCAAAATTATTTATGCGCTGGCTAAAAAACTGTCCTGGCTGCTGCCGGATGACCGTAATGACCAGCGTGACGTCCTAAAAACGCTTGCGGCAAATGGGGTAGAAAGAGCGCGTTTCAGGGCCAGCCAGAATGGACAGGGGGAATGGTTTGACCAGCAACTGAAAGAGCGTCCGGACCTGCCGCAAAAAGTTAAGCACTCCTGGGAATCCACCCGGGGATTGTTTGGCTTTGATTCTGATGATGAAACATTTAACAAATCGCTTGATAAATATCTGTCACCGGAAGGCGGCGACTCGCTTTTAAACTGGAATGTAGCGCTACAGCAGAACAAGGAGCATGCAGCGCAAACCATTAACGATGAGCCGGAAAGCAGTGCTGGTGTCTGGGATAAATATTCAAACGCTTCCCTTCTTCCCGCCGGGCAGCAGGAAAGACATGCTACTGCAACAGACAGATTACCTGCTGAGCCTGTGATTCTGAAAGACGAGAGTACGGGCGGTTACTGGGAAAGCCTGCTTCAGAAAATGGATGTACTGGATAAGCAGCCGCCATCACGGCAGATAACCGATAACCGCAAATTTGAGTACCACTTCGAAATTAATGCCGCGCCGGGACAGGATGAGAAAGCCATTGCCGATGAAGTGACCACGGTGACGAAAAACAATTCTGCCTTCAATGGTGATAACAGCCTTCTGGATGGGGGACTTGTCTGGTGAGTGAAATTATCCCGATATTTGAAGATTCCGGCCAGCGCGGTGCAGGCGCATTACGGGGTGGGCAGGAAGCCCGTGTGATGATGATGCTGGGGAGTTTCGCCTTTTCGATTGATACAGCGGCTTATCATCAGCTTACCCGTGAGGCCAGCTGGCGCTGGAGTGAACAGGAACGCATCGGCAAACAGGACCTTCTTCAGTACACCGGAAAGCCCGGGCGTACCGTCAGGCTTGAAGGGCAGTCCCACGCCTTTTTCCGTAAAGGGGTGGATGGGGTGAATGATTTATTTGATCTTGCCGATCAGGCGAAACCCCAGCAGCTTGTCAGCGGAGAAGGCGATGTGCTGGGGTGGTGGGTGGTGACCGACTTTTCAGACACGACGAGTAAGTTTTTACCGGGTGGTGGTCACCGAAACAAAAACTGGACGATGACGCTAAAACACTATGCCGACGATCTATCAAACCCGTGACGGAGATGTACTGGATGCAATTTGTGCCGTGCATTACGGTACTGAAAATCTTTCAGACTCAGTGACTCAGGTTCTTGAAGCCAATCAGGGGCTGGCGGATCAGGGGGCTATGTATCCTTCCGGCCTGTATATCACACTGCCGGATCTGGTGACGCCCGTAGCGGAATCGCCATTCAGTTTATGGGATTGATATGGCAGATCAGACAGCGATGCCGGAATATGCGCCGGCCTTCAGCATTCAGGCCGAAGGGAAAGATATAACCCGGGTGTTGCAACAATGCCTGAGTGAACTGACCCTGACGGATTATGGTGGGGCAACAGCAAAAGCCGATGAACTGAAAATCAGCCTCATCTCTGAAACACTGGCACTACCTACCAAAGGCGCCCGGCTTCGGGTCGCTCTGGGATTCAATGATCAACTAATCGATAAAGGCTGGTTTGTTGTCAGTGGTGTTTCCAGCAGCGGCCCGCCGAGGCGTATTGAGCTTTATGCGACCGCCGCGCCGATGAACGCTCAGAAACAACCTGGAGATGTGACAAGCCAGAAAACCCGGAGCTGGGATAACCTTCCCCTTGCCGATATTGTCAAAACAGTGGCCACCGATAATGGGCTTATTCCCCGCGTGGCCGACGCGCTGAAAGATATTCGTATCAACCATATTGATCAGGTGGCGGAATCAGATGCCAACCTGCTCGCAAGGCTTGCGCGTGACTACAACGCAGTGAGTAAACCATCTGGAGGTTACTGGCTTTTTTTGCAACAGGGAGCCACCGCAACGGCTTCAGGGAAACAGACTGGCGGGATCTCCATCACACCGGATGAAGTATCAAACTGGTCCTACAGTGAAGGTGAGCGGGGGAGTTCGACGGGGAAAGCTACGGGGAGCGGAGGAAAAGCCAAAGAGAAAATCGGTGTGCGTTATTACGACGAGGAGGACGGCACGACAAAGACCTCCTCCGTTGAACATGATGGCCCGGCGATGACCAATCCCTATACCCAGTCGGAGAAAAACACCGCCGAGCAACAGGCAAAATCCAGGAAAACACAGGCGAAGCGTAACGAGCAGAAAATGACGCTCACGGGGCCATGTCGCCCCAAACATGTTCCGCTGACAGCAGAAGCAAGTGTGTCGACTTCCGGTTTTGGCTCCCGTGAGGATCGGGCCTGGGTGGTTGAGTCTCTGGTATTTTCTCTGACGTCAGCGGGATTCAGCTACACCTATAACCTTGTCGTGGATATTCGTAAACCCGCAGCGGCTTCGAAAAAATCAGAAAAGCAGGACAAAAAAGGCCCGTCTTACTTCGGTTAACCCTTACGCCATCCGGCGACTCAGCAACGGAATTTAATCATGAACGGTGTAAACAACCGGACCGGAAAACGCCTGTCCGGCGTCGCCCATTTGCGCCAGTCCGTCAGCGACATTCTGACCACTCCCATCGGGAGCCGGGTTCTTGTCCGTGACTATGGCAGTGATCTGTTTTCGCTGGTGGATAACCCACGGGATGATTTGACCCGACTACAAATAATCGCCGCATCTGCGACCGCACTGGCCCGGTGGGAGACACGGCTGAAGGTAACACGTGTGCTTGTTTCCTTTCCTGAAGGGGAGTCCGGCTGTGTGCTGGATATCGAGGGGATCAACAAGGAAACCAATTTACCTGTCAGAACGGGAGACATAACGATTTATGGCAAGCAGCTATGACGTGATCAACCTGTCCGAACTGGACGTACCGGATGCCATTGTGGTGCCGGATGCGAATGAAATATTCACCCGGTGGCTGGCGCGCCTGCGGGAACTTGATAAGCAGTTTGATGCGCTGGTGGAATCCGATCCGACGTTTAAACAGGGGGAGGTGAATGCCTACCAGCTGACGCTGGCGTTCCAGCGGGTTAATGATGCCGTGCGGGCGGTATTTCTCGCGAGTGCAAAAGAGGCAGACCTTGATCAGATAGGTGCCGCATTCAACGTTAAACGGCAGGTGATTAAGCCCGGCGATCCGCTTGCCATACCGCCCGTGGAGCCTGAACTGGAAGACGATGCGGCATTTCGTAAACGTATCCAGCTTTCATGGGCGCAACTGAATACAGCAGGCGCGCGTAACGCATATCGCTTTCATGCGAAGTCGGCCGATACGGATGTTCTGGATGCCGATGCCTATGGGCCTGAAACCCATAACCGGCCAGGCTACGTTGATGTCTATGTCCTGTCACGTACCGGGGATGGAAAAGCGGGGCAACCCCTGCTTGATAAGGTTAACAGCACGCTGAATGCGGATGAAATTCGCCCGTTAACGGACTATGTGACGGTTAAAAGTGCCACGATTGCAAACTATGCCGTTACGGCGGAGCTGGAAATTCCGGAAGGACCGGATGCCAGTACGGTACTGAATAATGCCATCGATGTTTTACGGTCATACACCACGCTTTCTCATCGGATTAAAACGGTCATCCCGCTGTCTGCTATTTATGCCTCGCTGCAGCAATCCGGTGTGGTCCGGGTAAGGCTGATTTCTCCGGTGGCAGATCTGGAAGCGGAACCGGGTAAAGCCCCCTGGTGTACCGCCATTAATGTCACCCGCAGGGAGGTAAGCAGCAATGACGGCTAAGTTTCGATCTCTGCTTCCTCCTGGCGCATTTCATGAAGAGCGGGCGCAGGAGCAGGCCAGCGCTGAGCAAATCGCCACTCTCGATACCAACATGGTGCGCAAGTCCAAAAATCCTGACACCTGTCCGGCGCATCTTCTCCCCTGGCTGGCCTGGGAGCATGCCGTTGATTTCTGGGATGACTGCTGGACGGAGGCGCAGAAGCGACAGGTGATAAAAGATGCCGCATATGTGCATCAGCACAGGGGAACGGCCGGGGCGGTACGCCGTTCTCTCGGGTCTGTGAACCTGCCCACGACCGTGGTTGAGTGGTGGGAAGACACGCCGCGCGCTGAACCTTACACCTTCCGGATCGAAGTACAGAGCAGTGAGGGGGTCAGTGACGCTCTCTATCATCAGATGCGCCAGCTTACCGAGCGGGCCAAGAACCTGCGCAGTTATCTGAGCAAAATCGATGTGATGGCGAATGTGGGTATGGACGGGGCTTTTTATATTTCGGGTGCGACAACAGCGCATATCGATGTGGACATTTTTGCCGGGGAATCTCATGGCTGATTACTACTCAATTATCACTAACCGGGGTAAAGAACTGGAGGCAGAGGCGCTTGCCAGTGGTCGCCTGATTGTACTGACTCACTTTGTGGTGGGTGACAGTAATGGCAAGCAGGTCAAACCCGATCCGGCACAAATCCGGTTGATCAATGAAACGTACCGGGG